GTCCAGAACATGTCTGGCAAATTAAGTATCACATTTCCAACGCTTAAAGCGAAAGTAATGGACGAGCGGGTCTGGTCATTAATGACCAGCGTCCCGCTTTGGTACAACCCCGTTTCTACAACGAAACCGGTTGTCCCAGATGTGCTCCGGCCTTTTATGACCGGTAAGCACTATCTATCGACAAAACAAGTGCCGTCGGCACTGATTTTGGCGAAGGCTGGTTCGCAGAGTGTGTCTGCGAACCAGGCCCATCTTCTCAAAACGGGCTTTCCGATTGAGAAGATTGACTGGGATGAGGACGGGAACCCCGTCCTCACCCAGGTTCAGTATGAGAGGGGTACTATGCCCTCTTATTCTGAATCGTTGTCCTCGTATTTACGCGAGTCCAACGATTTGATGACCTCTGTGTCCGAAAACCCAGAGATCATCGACGAGGAGTACGACCACTCAGGGTCGGAAACCTCGGACGCGGAAACTGTTCTCAAAGAGGACAGCTCCACGATTGTGCGGCGAAGAAAGAAGCTTTCCCACCGCATAAAGTACGAGTGTCCGTGGAAAATCCACGCGGCACGCGCACTCGCGGCTATCAGGTCCGAACACGGACCTGATGTCGTCGTCTGGTCTGGAGACGGTATACGGCTCCAAGACCCGCTCCCACCTAGGCTTTTGGGCCCAAAGTGGGATGGATCTTCGAAGAACAAGCAAAGGTTCGCGAAGGTCACGAATAGCGAAGTGAAGCATCACATCGTCTATCGTCACACTCATTGGGGAGCAAGGCTCCAAAAAGAGTGTTCCGACCCAGAGTCCAAAATTGGACACTGGGCGCGTACCCTGAGGACCCGGTTGAACCGGTTCCTAAAGGGTGGGCCTGATCCCATCTGGACTTCAGATGAGAAAAAGGCATTGTCGCTGGACGGGGTTTACAAACCCCGTGATCGCGGCGCACGATCTTTAAGACTAATTGAAGTCCTAAAGACCGTTGACGGGATATTCACTCAGAGATTTCTGGCGAATCCCGCCGAGGTGTGGACATGGGATCGATACGATCTGTTCACACTTGGAAACATCTCCTTATTATTGGGAGATGAGTTCCTCGATGGTGAACTGCCCCTAGAGGCAGTCAACATCCGAACTTCCTATTCCACACTCAAGTGGTCTAGAAAGTGGTTCAAGCAGACAAGCCACTTGGGCTCGCTTGAACATGACTCACGCCCTCCCCCAGAGGGGAAGGAATGGGTCCGACTTCTGTGGAGAACCTGGCAGGTCCTCCGCGAAGCCAAGGGACACGAACGTTTGTTGATAACAGGCATTCTGTCTCAAACTAGAGGGTGCGGTACACCGCCTCCCCTAGTTGTTCTCCAATCGAAGCGGAAGTTTATATTAACCGTTTCGTCGGAGCCTCCCCCAGAAACCGTTACACAACGGTCCCTGAGGAGAATGGCGGTGGAGGAGGTCATCAAGGACCTTCCCATCGCTGCAGTGACAGGACTCGCGACCAAGTCGCGAGTAACTATCACATCCGCTGCCTGTTGGGAGAAAACCCGAAAGGAAGGCGGAACAACTGAGCAGATCAAAGAAATGATCGGTTCAGTTGACCCTATGTCGCAGATCCCTGTAAGGGATTTGGACACAGGAAGTGTCAAGGCTTGGAAGTTCCAAGAAGACTTTGACACTGTAGGAGAACTTATATTCTGGGTCAGTCTAGACCGAGTTCTCCATACACCACCGGTGGAGCTTAGAAAAGCTTTTCTCACTGTGGTGAAGGAACCTGGTAAAGCTAGAAGCGTTACCAAGGCCCGAGCTTGTCTCAAGATCGTTCTCGATCTTGTGAGCAAGATATGTTCCGAACCCCTAGCAAAAGGGATTCGGAGCAGCCAATCTGGAATGAGCGCATCAAACCACGGTTGGAACTTCTTCAATTCGTTTTCTAACGATTTGGAGAAGAATGAGGTCTTCTCACTACTCAGTAGAGAGGAGACCCCATTCGAAGGGTACGTCGAACGGACGGACACTTTCGAAGACCTCTTTGTATCATCGACTGATTACAGCGAGGCTACCGATCTCCTACAACACACGGTTGGAAGAGATTTGGGAATACCCTGGATGACCAAATGTGGAATTCCAAGGGTATTGCAAGGGATTGTAGTGGAAACCTGCTACAAGCCCAGGCAGATCTTCTTCAAGGCCACTGGCCTTTTAGCAGATCTGGGTGACGCTACGAATGAAAAAGACATTCGAGTCGTTACCCTTCGTCGAGGAGTCCTTATGGGGGACCCCTTGACGAAGCCGGTGCTACACCTCGTCAACGTGTGCGACCGGCTCCTGCAGAAGCGGATCATAGATCCAGATTTCTACAGCCGTCTCGGAAACTTCCATGAAGTCGCCGAGACTCTATCACGCGTTAAGGTTTTGCTTAACGCTTGATAACTATCCTGTTCCGCCATTTAAGAGACGGTTACAGGGTAACGTATAGCCCCTAACTGGGGAGCATTTACG